TGCCCAACACAAGCAAAGTCATGTGTTAACCTTGACGGATGCGGGACCGTGGACCGGGAACATTGTAGCTTTGCCCAATAATCGAGTAAGAGTAACAAGTCCCGCGTATTGGGAAACAGGAAAGGGTGCTCCGGATTTTAGACCTAGTCAGTGGATTCACTGCGCAGAGCAAGATGATTCATACATGGACCCAACAGTTACTTTTGATAATTTATATAAAAAATGACAACTTCTGGAACAACAACTTTTGACCTTTCGATTGATGATTTAATCGAAGAGGCATTTGAGCGGTGTGGGATGCGGATGACCACTGGTTATCAGCTAACCACGGGACGTAGGTCGCTCAATTTGTTGTTCTTGGATTGGGCCAACAGAGGATTAAACCTCTGGACTATTGAAGAGGCGACGTTTCCGCTTACGGGTTCGGCAGAGATCACTCTTTCCCCGGATACCGTCAACGTTCTTTCGGCGGTAATCCGAGACAACACGCAAAGTCCTTCAGTCGATATCACAATTGACAGGATTAGCCGTGAAGAGTACCTAAATCTCCCGAATAAGCAGACGGGCGCCAGGCCGGCACAGTACTATGTGCAGCGGGCCAACGTGTTTAAGGTGTTTTTGTATCCTCGTCCAAATTCGGCATACACCTTCGTGTATTACCGCATTCGTCGTATTCAGGATGCTGGGGACTACACAAATACGGGAGATGTTAACTTCCGATTCCTTCCTTGCCTGGCATCGGGGCTGGCCTACATGCTGTCATTAAAGTTTGCTGCTGATCGCACTGCAGCATTAAAACAGATCTATGAAGAGGACTTTACAAGGGCTGCGCTAGAGGACAGGGATACGGCAAGTGTCTTCTTTATCCCTGATGTAGGAGCATGAGGTGGCTTACGCAACAGGTAAGTTCTCCTTTGGGCTGTGTGACTACTGCGGGCAACGGTATCCGTATAACGTCCTAAGAAAAAACTGGCGTGGGTTTAAGGTTTGTCCGGAGGACTACGAGCCTAAAGAGCCGCAGTTAGAGCCCCTTAAGTATAAAGGAGATGCGATAGCTCTCCTAGAGCCCCGGCCAGATCGACTAGAACCTGTAGATGTTTATGTTGGACAGCCTGGCTACACCTATTTCCAAAGTATTGGTAGTGCGAATAATACGATTAACATGACGCCCTACCCAGGACAGACGAGCGTCCAGGGGGTAGGTGGAGTAGGGACAGTTACTGTTTTAACCTCGGCTGTAGTCTCCCTCAGTGGGGTGTCGGCAATCGGACAAATTGGTACTGTTTCAGCATCAGGTAATTCAGTTATTATAGCATTTTCAGAAAGCGCTTCTGCAACTGGTAATGTGGGCAGCCCATCGGTGACAACATGACATATGACGAACTGGTAACCAATATACGGAACTACACCGAGGTGGATGCTAATGTATTCACTAATGCGGTCATTAACACGTTTATTTTGATGACGGAGAACCGTATTCTTCGAGATATTGATCTTGACGTGTTTAAGCTAGAGGCCACTGCAAACCTGACCTCTGGGAATAAGTTTTTGACTACCCCTTCTGACATCTTGACTCATCGGTATATGATGATTACTTCAGGAACGAATCAGATATTCTTAGATTTTCGAGACACCTCTTTTATGAAAGAGTACTGGGCAAACGGGGCGCAGACAGGTATTCCTAAGTACTACTCAGTCTGGGACCAAAACACTTTCTATGTAGCCCCCACGCCCGCGTCTTCGTACGTGGTGGAGCTTGGCTATATTTACAAGCCTGCTCAGCTGTCGTCCACTAATACTACAACTTGGGTAAGTATCAATGCCCCCGAGGCGCTTCTTTATGGCTGCTTGGTTCAGGCCTACAGCTACACCAAGGGGCCGCCAGATATGATTTCTTTCTTTAATAACTCATACAAAGAAGCCATCCAAGGCCTTGGAATTGAACAGCAAGGTCGTCGTCGTCGTGACGAGTACAGAGATGGCATGATTAGAATTCCAGTTAAATCAGAAAGTCCAGGTCCATGAGCCGTGTTCCAAACTTAGAAGGCAAGAAAGTAGCAATAGTGGCGATGGGAAAGAGCCACAGCCAGTTTATTATGGCCAAAACCCATTCGTTTCATTTTGATGAGGTCTGGGCGATTAATGCCATGTCTGGCGTGATTTTCCATGACAGGGTGTTTATGATGGATCCGGCCAGTCGGTTTATGGATTCGGATGATGCGGGCAGCCAAACCAATATTATGGCTAAGGTGCTCAAAAACCATGCGGGCCCAATTTACACTTGTGAGCTAGACCCTCGTTGCACGGGACTCGTGGAGTTTCCGTTAGTTGAGGTGATGAATGCCTGTCAGACGGGCTACTTTAACAACACTGTAGCCTATGCCATAGGTTTTGCGATTGCAGCAAAAGTGTCGGAAATACACATGTATGGGATTGATTTTTCCTACAAGGGCCATGTACATTTTGCTGAGGCAGGAAGGGCCTGTTGCGAGTTTTTGCTCTCAAAAGCCATTGATCGAGGAATCAAGGTAGGTATTTCGCAAGAATCCTCCCTTTTGGACTCTAACGAGCCGCCACAAAGCAAGCTTTATGGTTACCACAGGCTGGCGGACCCCCTGGTGGTAGGCCTTGAAAACAACGAATTTACCGTCAAAAAGTACTCTGAAATCAAAGACCAAGTGGAGGCGCAAAAGACGGATTTGCTGCCACCCGAAGCCTTGAGGACCTAGATATGTTTGATTTAAAACTTGGGGAAATACATAACCCAATCATTAAAACCAGTGACTTTGGCGGTCTTTCGTGCGAAGATTTAGCTGAGCTTTGCACTGACAAGATTATCGGTGTGGCTGAGAACGCTCCCCCAGCCATCCGAGAGCAGGCAAAGTTCTTCCGGGAGCGCGTTCAAAAAGCAGTTTTTGAATATCTTAAACAAGCAAAAAGGGCCGAAAGGGCTACTTGCATTCAAATTTGCGCTCAAGGCGGCGAGCACGATGCCGCTAATTTACTTAGGAGAGTCTAAATGGCTTTTACCACAACCGTAATGCCCACGTCCTTTAAGGTAGAGATCCTTAAAGCTGTCCACAACTTTTCAACCGGTGGAAACACCTTTAAACTGGCGCTCTACAATAACAGCGCCTCGTTTACGGCTGCAACCACTGCCTACACCACGACCAACGAAGTAGCAGCCTCTGGCTCGTATGCTGCTGGTGGTGGCACATTGTCCAAGGTTACGCCTACTTCAACAGGCACGACCGCAGTTACGGACTTTGCTGACCTATCCTTTACCACGGCCACGATTACTGCATTTGGCGCGTTGATTTATAATGACACCGCTACGGGTAATCCCGCAGTTGCTGTATTGAACTTTGGTGGCGCTAAAACTTCGACGGCTGGCACGTTCACGATTGTGTTCCCGGCTAAGACAGCCACGGGAGCAATCATCCGTATAGCGTAAGGATGACTAGGTGGCGACCTACTCCGGTTGGGGTGGTGGCCCGTGGGGCGAGACTCCTTGGGGTCGAGATGCCACCTATGTCTACCTGGATGGGTGGGGGTATGGTGCTTGGGGTGAAACTCCGTGGGGTCGAGGAAGCGCTGGTGTCCAAGGCACCGGCGCTATTGGCGCTGTCACTGTACAAACTGTACAAAACCCCACTGTCAACGTCACTGGAGTCTCAGCCACCGGTAACATTGGATCTCCTGGTGGTTGGGGAAAATACAAGTGGGGAGAAACTCTGTGGGGAGAAGCAAGCCCCTCTAATGGTGTTACGGTCCTTTCAAGCCAAGAAGTCTTGGTCGCTGGAGTCTCTGGAACAGGATTTATTGGGCAAGCCCAAGTCACAGGATCCGCAGTTGTACCCGTTAACGGAGTGGCTGGAAGCGGGGCAATTGGGAATGTCAGCGTACTGGTCGAAGCTGATGTCCTTGTTACTGGAGTCTCGGCGACAGGATTCATTGGTCAAACTGCCGTCACTGCCAGCGCTGTTGTGCCCGTCACCGGGGTCCAGGGTATCGGTAACGTTGGAATTGCCACAATCAACACCGCCACCTCTGTCCCCGTCACGGGGGTCTCCGGTAGCGGTATTATTGGGTCCCCGGGAGGTTGGAGCACCGGTGCTTGGGGAGAGTATGGATGGGGAGAAGGAGATCCGTCTAACGGGGTCGAAGTTGCTGGATCAGCAAACGTCTTCGTTACCGGTGTCAGTGCCTCAGGATTCATCGGACAAACAGCCCAAACCGGTACCGCAACCGTCCCAGTCACCGGGGTGGAAGCCAGTGGTGCCATTGGTAATGTGGCAGTCCAGTCAGGGGCTGTCGTTGCGGTTACAGGGGTCCAAGGAACTGGATCGATTGGCCAAACGGCACAGACTGGATCTGCTTCTGTCGCCGTTAACGGAGTTCAGGGAACTGGGCAAGTTGGTAACGTCATCGTGGTACAAAGTGCTGTCGTCCCTGTTACCGGGGTTCAGGGCACAGGATTTATTGGGCAGGCTATTGCCAGCATTCCTATCAACGTCCCAGTTACGGGGGTTCAAGGCACTGGAGCAGTCGGCACAGTCTTCATTCAAACAACTTCTAATGTCAATGTCACGGGAGTTCAAGGCGTTGGCGCAGTCGGTCGCGTCACTATTTGGACGACAGTTAATGACAATCAGACTCCAAACTGGCAAAATGTTAATGATTCACAGACTGGAAACTGGGTGGTCGTTAACGACTCCCAAACTACAAACTGGATTCCAATAGCAGCTTAAAGGATTAAATATGACTATCAATCGCACAACTCTTCTAGATCTCCCGCTTCCAGTTACCGGAACTGAATCCGGAACTTGGGGGGATATTACAAATAATGGTCTAACCCAATACCTTGACATTTCTATCGCAGGCCGAAATGCGTTAACAAGCACTGACTTTGCTGCCGGTGCGTTGACCATTTCAACGACAGAGGGCGACTCCTCAGCGACCAATATTGCGGCTACCTCTGCCCAATATGCAACGCTTTACGTATCCTCTTTGGCCCAAAACTCTACAATCACGGCTCCAAGTTCAAACCGGGCTTATCGGGTGGTCAACGCCGACTCAACCTACACCCTGACAGTCAAGGCTGCGGGTCAGACCGGTGTAACTTTTCCGATAGGCACCTCTGGCACAGTCGTATTTAACGGTACAGATTACGTCATATTAGGCACCTTTGGTAGCGCAACTACCTTGAAGTTAAACGGATCAAGTAGTGGCACGGCTACACTTGCTGCTCCTGCGGCTGCTTCTACGTTTACATACACACTGCCGGGACAGACCGCAACTCTGGGTTATCTCAACATCCCTCAGTCAGGCTCTGATAAGACCACTTCTTACACTTTAGCGACATCGGATGTCGGAGAGTTTATCGGGGTTGGCACTAGTGGTTCGATTACGATACCTGATGCAACCTTCGCCGCAGGTGATGCAATCTCAATATTTAATAACACAACGGGTGCAATCACAATCACTTGCACAATTACAACTGCATACATTGCTGGTACAGACGCAGATAAGGCTACTGTCAGTTTAGCAACTCGTGGTGTAGCAACTATTCTGTTTATCTCTGGCACAGTCTGCGTCATCACAGGGAACGTGTCATGAGTGGAATTATGTTGTCTTTGCTCGGAAGGGCAATAGGTAACCAATTTACTGTTATCCAGACATTTACGTCATCGACTTCTTGGATATGCCCTCCCGGTGTAACCGAGGTTGAGTATTTGGTCGTTGCGGGTGGAGCCGGTAGTAACGCTGGAGGTGGTGGTGCCGGTGGTTTTAGAACAGGGACAGGTTTTTCTGTGACCGCTGGTACTACTTACACAGTTACCGTAGGTGGTGGCGGTGCTGGACAGGCTGCTTCTGGTAGCACTAGAGGAACCAATGGAAGTGATTCAGTATTTTCTACCATTACATCTGCTGGTGGTGGCGGAGGCGCGGCAGGTGCTCCTAATACAACTGGTTCTAATGGTGGTTCTGGCGGCGGTGGTTTAAATAACGGTGCTGGTGGTTCAGGAAACACACCGTCAACATCTCCATCGCAAGGCAATAATGGTGGTCAAGGATATACCGACGGAGCAAGTTACGGCTTAGGTGGTGGCGGCGGCGGCGCAAGTGCTGTTGGACAAACTGTAAATGCTGGCTCTAGTGCTGGCGGGAACGGCGGGAACGGAACCGCATCATCTATTTCTGGCTCATCCGTGACTTATGCTGGTGGTGGTGGCGGTGCTGGATCTAATACTGGTAGTAGACCGGGCGGGTCTGGAGGGTCTGGAGGTGGTGGCGCTGGTACGCAAACCGGAACTGCAACTTCTGGAACCGCAAATACCGGTGGAGGTGGCGGTGGCGCGGGTTCTGCTACAGGGAACGGCGGCACAGGCGGCTCAGGCATCGTAATTATCAAATACATAGTAACCCCTGCTACGACTGTTGATGTCGTTCAGCAATTTAATGCTTCTGGCACATGGACTTGCCCGACAGGTGTAAGTCAGGTTGAGTACCTTGTTGTTGCTGGAGGCGGTTCTGGGGCAACTGCATTAGGTTCAAGCGATGCTGAAGGGGCTGGAGGCGGCGGTGCAGGCGGGTTTAGAACTGGTACAGGACTATCTGTTACTGCTGGAACTGACTATACGATAACTGTTGGTGCAGGTGGTGCTTCAGTAACTCCAAGTAATACTAATGGAAATGTTGGCTCTGATTCTGTGTTTAGCACGATAACTTCTGCTGGTGGAGGTCGTGGTGGCACCTCTTCTAATGCTGGTGGTAATGGTGGATCAGGCGGTGGTGGTGGCGCAGGGGTAAGCGCAGGAGCAGGAGGAACAGGGAACACACCGTCAACATCTCCATCCCAAGGTAATAATGGTGGTGCTGGAGCAAACTCAAGTCGTGCGGGTGGAGGCGGTGGTGCAGGGCAAGTAGGTGGAGCAGGTTCCGCAGCGCCATCCTCACCAGCAACCGGAGGAACCGGTGGTAACGGCACAGCATCAACTCTTTCTGGATCATCAGTAACGTATGCTGGTGGTGGCGGTGGTGGTGCTTTTAGTGTAGGAGGAACGGGGGGTTCTGGCGGTGGCGGTGCTGGCGGTGCGGCTTCTCCTTCAACTGCTGGAACTGCTGGAACTGTTAATACTGGTGGTGGTGGGGGAGGTACAAGTTATACAGCCGCATCAGGCGCAGGCGGCTCAGGCGTTGTTCTTCTCAAATACGCAGTACCTCTATCTACCGTAGAGACATTCAAATCTTCTACATCTTGGAAGGCTCCTGCTGGCGTGACACAGGTGGAATACCTTGTGGTTGCTGGTGGTGGCGGAGGGTCTGGTAGTTATTATGGTGGTGGCGGTGGAGCCGGTGGATTTAGAACCGGTACTGGAGCCGCTGTAACTGCTGGCACTACTTACACAATTACAGTTGGCGCAGGTGGCAATGGTGGCGCACACAATTCAGGAACAGGTAGTTCAGGAAGCAGTTCGTCTATTGTTGGTGGATCAGCACCGTTTGCGTCACCCGGCATTGTTTCTGCTGGTGGCGGTGGCGGCAATAGAAGCTTACTAAATGGTGTTGCCGGTGGCTCTGGTGGCGGCGGTGGAAGTAACGGAGGCGCCGGAGGTGCAGGCAATACTCCATCTACCAGCCCATCTCAAGGAAATAGTGGCGGTGGAAATCCAGCCCCTTCAGCAGAAAGCGGAGCGGGTGGCGGTGGAGGAGCATCGGCTTCAGGAGCAAACGGAGCATCAGCGCCCAACATTGGTAATGGTGGTAACGGTGGCGCTGGCACAGCATCGTCTATTTCTGGTTCGTCAGTAACTTATGCGGGCGGTGGCGGTGGTGCTGGTTGGTCTGCAAGCGGTGGGACAGGAGGCTCTGGAGGAGGCGGCAAAGGATATAACTTTAATGAGTCTGGTTCTGGCTCCCCTTTCAACGGAACTACAAATCTTGGTGGTGGAGGTGGTGGAAGAAGCGGTTATAACGGTGGAGCAACTGAAGGTACAGGCGGTTCAGGCGGCTCAGGTATCGTCATCCTCAAATACCTCTCCAAACCTAATTACCAAATCTTCCAATCATCAGGCTCATGGACTGCACCTACTGGCATTACTGAGGTCGAGTACCTAGTAGTGGCTGGTGGAGGCGGCGGTGGTGGAGGTGGTGGGGAGGCTGGAGGTGGAGGTGGTGCAGGAGGTTTTCGTACTGGTACAGGTTTTTCTGTAACTGCCGGTACTTCTTATACAGTTACTGTTGGCTCTGGTGGTGCTGCTGGTGTTTCTGCCCGTGGATCTAATGGCAGCGATTCTATATTTAGCACCATTACCTCAACGGGTGGAGGTGGCGGTGGTAGAGGAAATAACTCAACAAATCGCAATGGATTAAGCGGTGGTTCTGGTGGCGGGGCGGTAGAGGCTGCTGGTACGGCGGGTTCTGGTAACACACCCTCAACTTCTCCAAGCCAAGGCAACAATGGAGGCGGTGGTGCAGGGACGGCCGGAGTTACTGAAAATAGTGGCGGTGGAGGGGGTGGCGCAAGCGCCGTTGGTTCAAACGGTGGGGGTTCTCCAAATTTCAACGGCGGCAACGGAGGAAACGGTACAGCCTCTTCAATTAGTGGCTCATCTGTAACTTACGCTGGCGGTGGCGGTGGCGGAAGCACAAATGCTACCGGCACAACAAGTTCTGGTGGCACAGGGGGCGGTGGCAACGGTGCTTTTGGGCCAAATAACGCTACTTCTGGAACAGTCAATACCGGTGGTGGCGGTGGTGGATCTAAAAACACAAACGGTGCAGGCGGTTCAGGTATCGTAATTATTCGTTTTTAAACAAAAGGAGAGGGAATGAATCAGGCACAGATTTACAGGTTGTACGGCATCAACACGGCGATGGAGTTGTTGCGTCCAGACGCTAAATGGGAGATTTCTAACAGGATTATTACCCGTTGGGATGACCCCAGACCCTGCCCCACATGGGAAGAAATTGATGCCACGATGGAAAAGATTAAGGCGTTTGAGGACTCCATCAACACAATCTGGTTGCCTGAGAAGTTTGCTGAACTTACGGGTCAGAAGGCGGCTGCATGATTCATAGCCTATTTCCAACGCCGGTTGCGATTTACCAACTAGACCGAGAGTTGACGGAGAAGGAACTTTCTTTCATCAAGGGCCAAGAAACACGGGCTAATATGGGGAACGTGACTTCTACCGACAACATGATTCTGCGTAATCGTTCAATGACCAAACTGCGGGACTTTATTGAGTCTAGCGTTTCTGAATACTTTAAGAGTATTTATAGCCCGAAGCATGACGTAAGCCTGCGGGTCACTCAGTCTTGGGTTAACTACACAGAGCCGGGGCAGTATCACCACAAACACGCTCACCCAAATTCTTTTGTGTCTGGTGTGTTTTACCCACAGGCAAACCGTGAGACAGATAAAATCTATTTTTACCGTGACGGTTTTCAGCAGATTAAGTTTCCTCCAAGCGATTGGAACATCTGGAACTCTGAGAGTTGGTGGTTTGAGGTAGGAACCGGAGACTTAATTCTGTTCCCGTCAAGCCTGACTCACATGGTTGAGACTGTTAAGGGCGAGGACACCCGCATCAGTCTTTCTTTTAACACCTTCCCTGTCGGCAACATTGGCGAGGAAGTTGACTTAACTGGTCTTAAACTTGAATCTGCTCAAGGCTGAAAGGAACGACTATCCAAATTGGTATGCAAACTACCCTTTAGAAATTCTTAGTCTTTCAATTACAAGGTGGGATAAAGAAATAGTTGAAAAAGTTTTTAAAGATATTCAGAAAAAAGGGTTGATCCATCCAATAGTAATTCGTTCACCGTATGGGGAATATCAGACAGATCCAAACCCAGATGTTAGTAAGTTTAACAATGAAGAAATAAAAAAAGTTTTTAACATTTATGTAGGTAACAAAAGAGTAATTGCAGCAAAACGGTTAGGCTACACCCATATCTCTGTGTATCATGTAAAAAGAGATGAGGACGCAAGAATGTTGTGTGGAAGTACTCAGATTCGTGGATTTTTAACTAATTGGTAAGGAGATTTAAATGGCGCACTTTGCCCAACTTGATAGCAACAACGTAGTAACGCAAGTAATTGTTGTAGGAAACTCAGATACCGCTGATGCCAATGGCGTAGAAAAAGAGCACATTGGTGCTGCTTTCTGCGAGCGACTCTTTGGCGGTAACTGGAAGCAAACATCTTACAACGGCTCAATCCGCAAGAACTACGCTGGTGTTGGCTTCACATACAACGCAGGTTTAGACGCTTTCGTTCCTCCCAAGCCCTATGCTTCTTGGGTGCTGAATAACGACACAGCCCAATGGAACGCACCTACCCCGATGCCTACTGACGACAAGAAGTATTCATGGGACGAGGCAACTACTTCTTGGGTTGAAATGGCTGAGGCGGTTTAGTAGTGGGTCTATGGT